CAAAAACATTATTAGAGATGGTATCTCAATCTCCAGCACATAACACCGCTCACATTCGTATGGGGTACGGTCAAGATTTAAAACCAGTGGCAGAAGATTTTTTTGAGGAGTTTGATGATGTAATAGCAAGAGTAAAAAAACAAGTTGATGACCTAGCTAATAAAAATGATATAGCTAGGCAAAAGGATCCTAATGTGCCTATCAATGCAGATGCAGTGAGGTTACAAGAAGACCTTGATGACTTAGTTGAATACTACTACACCAAAGGTACTGATTTTAAAGCTAGGAATTTTGGTGCTAGTTTGAAACCATCTAAACAATCTGATGATGAATTTATAAATTCGTTAGGAGGAGCTGTACGTGGATTGCGTGATAAAAGTGAAAGGTTTGATGATTTAGGTATACCTTTTGATACTACTTTTAATGATTTTATTAATAAATTTGACAATTTTGCTGCTGTGTTACAAAGAGAAATAGGTACCGGCACCAGTGTCAAACACAGTCAAGACGATGCATATCGTCTGTTCGGCCCAGAAACATACCACGAAGATTTAATTTATTTTAAAAACATGGACGGTGGTTCTGAAGGGCAAGGTATTTTTGGTTTAGATTTTAAAATGCCTCGCGCCAGACATTACTCTGGTGTAGCAGATAATCAGCTATATCATATTCGTTACGGTAGACGAGCTTTGGAGGGAAGTCCAAATGAAAAAGTTTATGTATTAGATGAATTGCAAGCTGATGTGCAACAAGCTACACAAAGGGAGCTTAGAAGAGGCAACCCACAAGAAAAAGAATCTTACATGAGATTTAACCCTACTAATTCTGGTTATTTAAAATCACTTTTCAGAGACAGACGTGTAGAAAAATATTATGAAATGGAAGATTTAATTACAAATCAAACTAACCTTGCTGGTAGATTTGACGAGTCTACTGCAAAAGAATATGCAAGATTATCTAAAGAGTTTGATGAAATAAGTGCAGCACAAGCAGATCCTAAATCAGGTAGTGCAAGTGCAGAGGAGTTGAAACAAAAATACAACAATTCTAATATAGATTTTCAACCGATGCTCGATACTGAAAAAGGATGGGGATCACATGGTATGAAATATTTAATCAAACAAGCCATACGAAATGATGTTGATTATATAGCTATTAATCCAGCTGAAATGGTATCTTTCAAAAAAAGAGGTAGTGACAGGAAAATTGGAACTTTACAATATTATGGTAACGCTAGGGGTAAAGCTGGTTATGAAAACTATACCATAGGTGATAAAAAAACTAATCCAAAGCAAACAGCAACTTTACCAAAAATTTTAGAAGACTTGGCTAAACAGTATAAATCTGAAGCTAAAACTATTCGAGTGGCTAAATCGGATCCAAAAAAACGATTTAAAGTAATACAGGAGGGAAGGTTTGACGCTGGCGAAGAAACTTTTACTTATGCTAATACGGAGCATCTTGCTGCATTTAAGACCAAACTTGAAGCGGAAAGATTTAATGAATTAAGAAACGGAAAAATAGTTGAAATGGACGCTGATGACCCTGATCTATATTATCCAGTATTTGGTTTAAAAATAACACCTGAAATGAAGTCTAAGCCCTTTAAGTTATATAAGAAAACAGGTGGTCTAGTAGTTGATATATTTAAGTGGTAGAATTTTAATATGACAAAAATGGACCCAAGATTAAAAAAAATATATAGCGAAAGAAAGCAGAAGAAAGCCACTGCTGGTATTAGGCAAATAGCTGCTAAAAACAAATCGCTACAGAGGTTACTTGCTAACAGCACAGCAAGGTTTAATCCGTTAAAAAAAGTAGGAGCTATTCCTACTGCTATTCCTATGAGTGCAAAAACTGGGAAATATGTTCAAGTTAAGTGTAAACTAGGTAAAAACAAAAAAACAAAGGTGACTTAATCATGGCTGTTGAAGACAATATTCAAGTAACGCAAGAAGAAGTAGATGCGGTTGAACCTGTTGATGTAGAAATTACAGATGAAGCTGTTGAACCAGAGCAAGTGCAAGAAGAGGCTCAGGATTTTTATGTCAATCTTGCTGAAGGCATGGATGAAAGAATACTAGCCAGTATGGCTAATGAATTACTTGCCGATTACAAAAAAGATAAAGAATCAAGAGGTGATTGGGAAAAGTCATACACTTCTGGTTTAGATTTATTAGGTTTTAAATACAATAATGAAAGTGGTCCTTTTCAAGGCGCTAGTTCGGTAACACATCCAATGCTTGCTGAATCAGTGACACAATTTCAAGCGCAAGCTTATAAAGAATTGTTACCTTCTGACGGGCCTGTTAGTTCAAAAGTCGTTGGTGCTTTGACACCAGAAAAAGAAGCACAAGCACAACGTGTTGAAGAATTTATGAACTATATGATTACTGAGGAGATGGAAGAATATACTCCTGAGTTTGATCAATTATTATTTTATTTACCACTTGCTGGATCTGCATTTAAAAAAGTTTATTTTGATGATGTATTGCAACGAGCAATATCAAAATTTGTACCTGCGGAAGATTTAGTCGTGCCTTACTATGCTACAGACCTAAAAGACTGTGAGCGTATTACACATCTAGTTCGTATGAGCGAAAACGATATTTTAAAAAAACAACAAATAGGATTTTATCGTGATGTAGATATTCTACCTAGTCGCATGGAAGATAGTGAAGTGCAAGACAAATACAATGAGCTAAGTGGTCAAAACCGTTCAGGTGATGCTGAGGGTGATTATCAATTTAATGTTTTAGAAATGCACGTTGATTTAGATTTAGTAGATCCTGAAAACAAAAGTGATGAAAAAAATATTAAGATACCTTACATTGTAACTTTAGATGAAGGTTCACGAGAGATATTATCTATTTATCGTAACTTTGAACCTGATGATCCATTACTTAAACGCAAAGAATTTTTTGTGCATTACAAATTTTTACCTGGTTTAGGCTTCTATGGTTTTGGTTTAATACACATGATTGGTGGTTTGAGCAAGACTGCTACTGCATCGTTAAGACAACTATTAGATGCAGGTACATTAGCTAACCTACCAGCTGGTTTTAAAACTCGTGGTATGCGTATTCGTGATGATGATCAACCATTTCAACCAGGTGAGTTCAGAGATGTTGATATTGTTGGTGGAAGAATACAAGATTCTTTCATGCAATTACCATTTAAAGAGCCAAGTCAGACTTTATTTCAACTTTTAGGCTTTGTAGTACAAGCTGGACAGCGTTTTGCAGCAATTGCAGACATGCAAGTGGGTGAAGATGGTAAAAATAGAGCAGTTGGTACGACTGTTGCCCTTTTAGAACGCGGTTCAAGGGTCATGAGTGCCATACATAAGCGTTGTTACTACGCAATGCGACAAGAATTTAGACTTTTAAACAATGTTTTTGCTTCATATCTGCCTCCAGTGTACCCATATGCGGTTTATGGTGGTGATCGCATGGTAAAACAAGCTGATTTTAGTCCAGAAGTTGATGTTATACCCGTTGCAGACCCAAATATTTTCTCAATGTCGCAAAGAGTGACTTTAGCACAGACACAATTGCAAATTGCACAGTCAAATCCGCAAATGCACAATGTACATGAAGCATATCGTCGTGTTTATGCAGCATTAGGTACAAAAGACATCAACACTTTGCTTAAAAAACAAGAAGAACCACAACCAAAAGACCCTGCACTTGAAAATGCAGACGCTTTAGCTATGAAACCACTAAAAGTATTTGAGTTTCAAAACCATGATGCGCATATTTTTGCTCACATGGCGTTTATGAAAACCAGAATGGTACAAATGAACCCACAAGTATATGCTTTATTACAAGCACACATTAGTGAACACATATCTTTCAAAGCTAAGGCTCAAGCTCTAATTTTAATACAACAAGAGCAACCTGATGTGATGCAACTACAACAAACTGACCCAGAAGGATTTAGACAGGTTTTTGATGGCGTGCATGCGGAAAGAATACAAGTATTGACAGAGGAATTAGTCGAACAAGAACAGCCTGCTGATGATCCATTGGTTAGATTGAAACAACAAGAGTTAGATATGCGTGCTGCTGACATGCAACGCAAGGGTGAAGAATTCTTAGTGCAAGAACAGAGAAAGGCAGATGAGTTTGACCAACGAATTGATTTAGATAAAATGGAACGTGAAGACAGTGAAGATGCTGGTAAAGAAAGAATACGAGTCGCAGATGATAAATTAGATATCATGCGTGATAAGTTGAAACAGGACACTGGTAAAGATAAGTAGGAGGAGCTATGTATACATTAGCAAAAATAATGGCCGCACATCCTAACAGAAAGATTGGTGGTCAATATCGCAGACTATATTTTCGTGGACTAATGCCACATAAATTATGAAAAAGTTAAGTAAAACAGTACCACCTAAACGAGGACCAAACCCACAAGGTTTAAAAGGTGGCGGTGATTTTGACCCTGAAGGCAAGGGCTATGATTATAAAACTTTTGATAAGTTGGGTGGTAAAAGAGATGCAAAAGGTCATGGGTTTAGTCGTGATCCAAAAACAGGTATGTTATTGAAAGGCCGTAAACATAAAACATTTAATCTTGGTGTAAGTGTTGATGAAAATTTAGGCTATGGTCTTAAAAAGAAAGGTGATCGATATTACACCGAAAAATTAAAACGAGGAATACCTGCTGGAAAATACAAAGATATGAGTAAGTTTTCAAAAGGCGGTTGTCCATTTCGTGATGTGGGCGCAAGAAGTCCTTACAAAGGAGTCAGTGCTATTCAAGTCAAAGGTCAAAAATTTATAGGAGTCAAATAATGGTAGGTTTAATTGTATCTGGATTATCGAAGGCTGTAGGTGGTTATTTTGAACACTCAGCAAAGAAAGCGAAAGCTAAATCTGATTTAAAAATAGCAGAAATAGATGCTAAAGTTGCAGTTCAAAAAAAGGTGGCGGAAGGTAAAGTCGAATGGGAGACCGCTATGGCAAAGGCTTCTGAAGATTCGTGGAAAGACGAGGCTTGGACTGTATGTTTTATAGCTATTATAATTTTTTCTTTCATACCTTATTTTCAGCCATTTGTTGCAAGAGGTATTGAATTTTTATCTACATTTCCAGAGTGGTTACAATGGTCAATTATGGCTTCCATTGCTGCAAGTTTTGGGTTAAAATCAATCGGTAAATTTACTAAGTAGAGGTACATGTTATGGCAGGTATGAAAAAAAGTAAGGGTTACGCTAAAGGTGGCGCTAAAATGATGAAAGCTAGAGGCGGTAAAATGGCCAAAGGTTATTCTAAAGGCGGACCTAAAATGATGAAGGCCATGGGCGGTAAAATGGCTAAAGGTTATTCTAAAGGCACCGGTAAAGGCGGTGTAAAAACTATGACACTCGCTCAGTTACGAGCGCAAGCAAGAAAAAAAGGTTATAAAATTACCAAGGCTTAAAAAATTTGTCACATTTAATATCAAACATACCTTTAGTTTTAAAGGCATGGGTTAGAAAAGAATTTACACATAATCATCGTGCGTATCACGGTGAGTTCCTACACTGCTATGTTATCGCAGTCAACACTATTCCAGATCGTTGTTTAAGTTTTCAAGTTATCTTTACTGGTTGTGAAGATGAAGAGAATCGTTTAGAAAATCCTCATGGCGGTGCAATGTGGGCTCGTATGCCAATTACAGCATTGGTCGAAGATGAACCATTAGATGAAATGCCACCACCCATGCCAACACATATAGCTCAACCTTGGGATGTATCTTCTAGAGATCATTCAATTGTGATTTTTGATAGAACTAGTTCAAGTCCTTGGTTAGCTCGAATTGAAAACGAATTCTATACTGCTAAATATTATTTCACTGTAGATTATACCAACAGTGAAATAGCAGATGATCCAGCACAACATAAACAATCACATGTACTAGCTTTAACCGAAGGTCCGTGGAAAGGTTGTTTTGTAGCCTTACCTAATAATCGCGTACGCGTGACTTCACCTGCTATGTGGGTGACCGGGAATGGTCCACCAGACTTTGTGCCATCACAATGGACACATAAAGCAGAAGCGCATGACAGTTACATGGATTGGGAATACACTTTTAATAATTTGTACGCACCAGAGAAGAAGAAAAAATAAATGCACGATCCAGATACTATTCAAAGTCTTATCCACTTTATTAGAAAAAGAGTTGATGAAACAAAAGATCATATTGTGTATGGGGTAGACAACTTAGAACAATTACAATATGCTAAAGGCAAGATCGGTGCATATGAAGCACTGCTTCAGGATTTAAAAGACCTGCAAAAAAATGAGGAGAATACATGACAAGTAAGTCAAACATTATAAAACCTGACTACATTAAAGATGAAGTCAATTCACCGTCTGAAAAAGAAGTTCCAAAACCAACACAAGACTATATAAAACACATGGATCGATTACCTGACCCAGTTGGCTATCGTATTTTACTAAAAATGTGGAAAATGGCTGAAACAACTAAAGGTGGTATCGCATTATCAGAACAAACATTAGAAACTTCTGAAATGACCTCAGTAGTTGGATATGTGGTAAAAATGGGTAACATGTGCTACACAGACACAGAAAAATTTTTAACACCTTGGTGCAAAGAAGGTCAATTTGTAGTCATTGGTCGTTATGCTGGAGCAAGATTTAAAACTAGTTTTGGTGAACATAGAATTATTAATGATGATGAGATTATAGGTACAATTGAAAAACCCGAGGATATCCTCGCACTATTTTAGGAGTAAAATATGTCAGAAGCACAAGTACAAGATGTTGAATTAGATACTGATGGTATTGAAGAAAGTTCTATTGATGTAGAACAGCCTTCTACAACTGAAGAATCTGCCGCAACCCCTGAGGTTGATTTAGGTTACACAGATCCAGTTAATAACGATAAAGCTGAAATTATCGAAGAGCCGAAAAGTGAAGATAATTTACAGGATGTATCAGAAAAAACGCAAAAAAGAATTGATAAGCTAACTCGTAAAATGAGAGAAGCAGAAAGAAGAGAAAAAGCTGCTCTTGATTATGCTAAAGGTTTACAAGACAAATATAATTCAACTAAATCCACTTTAAACTCTGTTGAGGATAATCATCTCAAAGAGTTTGATGCGAGAGTTGATTCTCAAAGAGAACAAGTGAAAGCTAAACTTGCGACTGCAACAGCTGATGGCGATGTTGATAAAATGGTTGAAGCTAATGATGAGTTGACAAGACTAGCAGTTGAAAAAGAAAAAGCTAGAGTTAAGTTAGCTCAAAGAGAGCAAGAAGTAAAAGAGCCTGAGGCGGAAGAAGCTGTTCCTCAAGCTCCAGCAGTAGATCCAAAAGCAGAAAATTGGATTAGTAAAAATACTTGGTTTAACAATGACACTGTTATGACCGGTGCTGCTGTTGAAAAACATAAAGAACTTGTTCAACAGGGTGTTGACCCAACCTCTGATGAATACTATGATGAAATAGATAAGACTATGAGAGAATATTTTCCTCATAAATTTGTCGAAGATAAAAAACCCGTTCAAACTGTTGCCTCGGCGGGGCGTAAACAGCAAGGACGCAGAACCGTGAAACTCACCCGTTCACAAGTAGCGATAGCTAAAAAATTAGGGGTGCCACTAGAAGAATACGCGAAATTCGTGAAGGAGTAGATTATGACTAAAAGTACAGTAAAGAAAACCTCACGCGCGAGCCAAGAGAAAAAGGATATTCGTAATAAACCTTGGGCGCCACCATCAAGTCTAGATGCACCACCTGCACCGCAAGGTTATTGTCATAGGTGGATTAGGGTAGAAAGTGTGGGTTTTATGGATTCAGGTAATGTTTCTAAAAAACTCAGAGAAGGTTGGGAATTTGTTCGAGCTGAAGAAGTTCAAAACGAAATCGGTGACCATGACTATCCAGTAATCCATGAAGGCAAACATCAGGGGTTAATCGGGGTTGGAGGCCTTGTGTTGGCAAGGATACCAGAAGAAATTGTCGAGCAACGCAAGCAGTATTTTCAAGGAATTACTGCTGACCAAGTTAAAGCAGTTGATAACGACATTCTAAAGGAACAACGACCAGAGATGCCTGTTAATATTGACAGACAATCTCGTGTAACTTTTGGTGGTAACAGAAAGTCTTAATTTTTTAGCTTTTGTAACCACATTTGTTTAACTATTTTATGGAGTTTAATTATGGCAAACCAAGATTCTGCATTTGGGATGCGTCCGGTAGGCAGAGTAGGTGGAACACCCTACACTGGAGGACAAACTCGTTATAGAATAGCTGCGAACTATGGAACAGCAATTTTCAAAGGTGATATGGTAATGCAAGTCACTGGCGGAACTGTTGAAGTACATGCCGATGGCGGTACAGTTCCAATCGTAGGTGTTTTTAACGGATGTCGCTACACAGACCCATCCACTGGAAAAGAAACTTTTTCCAACTTTTATCCTGCGAGCACAAATGCTTCTGATATAGAAGCGTTTATAATTGATGACCCAATGGTTATTTTCGAAATTCAAGCAGATGCTGCTTTCCCTATAGCTGACTTATTCGGTAACTTTGATATCGTTTACACATCAGCTGGAAGCACAACAACTGGTATATCCGGTGCTGAATTAGATGTAACTACTGGCGCAACAACTGCCGGCTTACCTATTAAAGCGATCGATGTTTCAAGAGATCCTGAAAATAGCGATGTCGGTGCTGATGCAACCAATGTGCGCGTAATCATTCAAAACCACATATTCGGCCAAAAAGGTGCCGGTCTAGCTTAGGAGGTTAACTATGGCTATTTCAAGATCCCAACTAGTCAAAGAGTTAGAGCCTGGGCTTAACGCTCTTTTTGGACTAGAGTATAACCGATACGAAAACGAACATAGTGAGATCTTTGATTCGGAAAGTTCTGATAGAGCTTTTGAAGAAGAAGTGATTCTATCCGGTTTCGGTTCGGCTCCTGTAAAATCTGAAGGTGAAGGTGTATCATTTGATACCGCACAAGAAGGTTATACATCGAGGTACACACACGAAACTATCGCAATGGCTTTTGCTATTACAGAAGAAGCAATTGAGGATAATTTATACGACAGATTAGCAGGTCGTTACACAAGAGCATTGGCTAGAAGTATGGCTAACACCAAGCAAGTTAAAGGTGCTAACGTACTTAACAATGCTTTTAACTCAAGTTTCACAGGCGGTGACGGAGTTGAACTATGTTCAGCAGTACACCCCCTAACAAACGGCGGTACATTTGCTAACGAGTTGTCAACAGCTGCTGACCTATCAGAAACATCTATTGAGCAATCTCTTATTGATATTGCTGCATTTGTTGATGAAAGAGGTCTAAAAGTTGCTTTACAAGGTGCTAAATTAATCATTCCAAAAGAACTTCAGTTCACAGCGGAAAGGATTCTTAAATCACCACAGCGTGTCAGTACATCAGATAACGATATTAATGCTATGGCTTCAATGGGTATGATCCCACAAGGCTACAGAGTTAATCATTACTTAACTGATACTGATGCTTTCTTCATTATGACTGATGCACCTAATGGACTTAAACAGTTTGTTAGAGCACCAATCAAAACTGCTATGGAAGGTGACTTCGATACAGGTAATGTAAGATTTAAAGCAAGAGAAAGATATTCATTTGGGTTCTCTGATCCTAGAGGAATATTCGGCTCTCCTGGTGCTGCGTAAGTAGTAATTTGGAGGAAAGATTAAGGGGACTTTCAAGTCCCCTTTTTTTTGGTTATAATAAACTGACTATACGAAAACTTGAATACAGACGTGTATAGACGACGACCTAAAGACTGTATTCTTATACTTAGGAGATAATTATGTCAAATTCAACATTTTCAGGACCACTAAGGTCGGAAAGCACAATTAAAACTATCAGTAAAAACGCAACAACTGGAACTATTACAGAGGTAACAACTCTTGGTGGTGCACCAGTTAGTTTATCTGATGGAAATGTAACTTTAACAAATGCAACTCATAGTGGTAGAGTATTACTTGTACCTGATGGAGGACAAGATAATACATATACACTACCTGCACCAATAGCAGGATCTATGTTTAGATTTGTTTACGCTGGTGGAGCCGCTGATGCAACAGATGCTTTAATCGTTACACCGGGTAATACAAACTTTTACATTGGTGGAGTAACATTTTTAGACACTGATGGAAATGAAGTAAGTTCAGTATTTTCAGACGGTAACTCAAATAGCAGTATTCAACTGAATGTTCCTGCTGGTTTTGACGTTATTGTAATGGGTATAGATACAACTAATTACCAAATTTTTGGAAATGTTACATCAACAACTGCACCAGCGTTTGCTGATCAGTAAGATAATAATTAGTGGGGCTACGGCCCCACAGTTTCTTGATTAAGGAGGGAAACTATGGCAGATACAGTAACAGGACCTACAATCTTGCAAGAAAATGACAAGAGAGTAACCATAAAAATAGTCAATCAATCAGATGGTTCCGGTGGAACAACAGTCTTTGCAGATGTCTCTGCATTAGCAAATAATAAAAATGGACAATCCGTCACAACAGTAAGCCCACAAAGAATTTGGTGGTCTTGTGCTAATGGTGATGGTGGTGATTCTTTTGCTAGATTAGACTTTGAAGATTCAGATGGCGATATCCCTATTGTTACATTAGTTGATTCAGGCTATTGGGATTTAAGAGAATTTGGTGGTATACCAGCTAACACTTCATCTAACTCAAACCAAAGTGATGTAAACTTTGTTGTACCGAGTACAGCTGATTCAGGTAATACATACACAGTGATTGCAGAGTTTATTAAAAACTACGATTAATTATGGAAATTAGTGTAGAACAATATACCAATGATTTAGTAGGATTTGCTAAAGGCGGTATGCCTGCTCGTAATAAAAAAAATTACAGGTCTACTAAATCTGGTGCGGGTATGACGCAAGCTGGTGTAAAAGCTTATCGTCGTATGAATCCAGGTAGTAAATTAAAAACAGCTGTAACAGGTGATGTTAAAAAAGGTAGTAAATCAGCAAAAAGACGCAAATCTTATTGCTCAAGAAGTGCTGGTCAAGCTAAGATGCACAATATTAATTGTCGTAAAACGCCTAATAAACGCATATGTCAGGCGAGGAGAAGATGGAAATGTTAACAAATTTATATAAAACAGTAGATAAGTTGTGGATTAAATATAAAAATACTTGGAACAACTGTGGATTATGTTGGAAAAAAGACATAGTTATTGTTGCTCTAGTATTGCTTTACATTTTTTTATAAACAGGAGCACTAATGAAAACAAATGCTAAAAAGAAAGTTAAAAAAGTTATTAAAGGTTTAAAAAAAGCATCTAAGTTACACGCAAAACAAGCAAAAACATTAAAAAAGGTTTTAAGATCTAAAAAATGAGGCTTACAGACAACTTTACTTTAGCAGAACTTACAAAATCACAAACAGCTGAACGATGTGGCATAGACAATAATCCCGACAAGGAACACATTCAAAGCTTACAAAAACTTTGTGATAATATTTTACAGCCTGTAAGAGATTACTTTCAAAAACCTGTAACTATAAGCTCTGGTTATAGATCTCCTGAATTAAGTCAAAAAATAGGATCTTCATCTAGGTCACAACATTGCAAAGGTGAGGCTGCAGACTTTGAAATACCAGGTGTATCAAATAAAGAATTAGCAGATTTTATTAACGAAAATTTATCTTTTGATCAAGTTATTCTTGAATTTCACAATCCCGATGAGGTTAATTCTGGTTGGGT